GTTTTAACTCAAGAAGAAATCAATCAATTAGGATCAATTCAACAAGAAAGATATTCTATAATTGATAAATTTGGTACTATTGAAATTCAATTTCAAGAATTAGAATCTGCTAAACAGAAATTAAAACTTGAATATGAGAATTTAAAACAAAAAGAAGAAGTTTTAGGAAAACAGTTACAAGAAAAATATGGCGATGGTACTATCAATCTAGAAAAAGGAGAATTTATAAGCAATTAATTTTTTGAATTTTTTTAGGATATTTATTAACAAACCCCAATTAAAAACAATTTAATTAATTTAAAATAACATGGCAGAAATTTTATTATCCCCAGGTGTCTTATCTAGAGAGATAGATTCCTCATTTATAGCAGAACAACCACCACAAATTGGTGCTGCTATTGTTGGCCCAACAGTTAAAGGACCTGTTGGTATCCCAGTGACTGTTACTTCCTATACTGACTACGTTAGCCGTTTTGGTGAAACTGAAGTAATAGCTGGCTCAGGCTCATACTCATATTTTACATCAATAGCTGCTTACAACTATTTCCAAAATGGTGGTGAGACATTATTAGTGACTCGTGTTGTGTCAGGTGCTTATAGCCCAGCTTCATGTTCAGTAGTAGGTCAAGATGGTTCTACAACAGTATTTAATGTGTTTACTATTTCTGAAGGAACTATGCAGAATAGTCTTAGTACACCAACAGCTACTGGAGCCTTACCTTCAGGTTCAATTAATAACATCCGCATCCAAATTGTATCACCAAACACTCAATCAGGTACATTTAATTTATATGTTCGTAGAGGTGATGATGATAATAATGCCCCAGCTATTTTAGAAACATATACTGGATTATCAATGGATCCTTTAGATGATAATTATGTAGCTAAAAGAATTGGTGATTATAAATTCACTCAAGTAGTTGTAGATGGTGAAGATTCATTACAGATTACTGGTACTTATCCTAATAAATCAAGATATATTAGAATAGGAACAGTATCAAAACCAACTCCTCAATACTTAGTAGGTGGTGTAGCTGTGGCAGCATATACTGGTTCTATACCTAGTGCTGGTACTACTGGTTCATTTGCCGGTGGTTTAGGTACTATAGTATCTGACGCTAAATTTTATGATAGTATTACTAGTACTAATATTCAAGGTGTTAGCCCAACTAATTACACATCTTCATTTAATTTATTAAAGAGTGCTAATGACTATCAATTTAATGTGTTAGTAGCTCCTGGATTAAATTATAATGAACATAAATTATCAACCTCAGCTAACTTAGCAGGTGTAATTAAAAACACTGAAGACAGAGGTGATAATGTATTTGTATTAGAACTAACTAAATACTCATCATCTGCTAATGATGCTATTGCTGAAGCTAATAATATAGACTCTTCATACGCCGCAGCTTATTACCCATGGGTTCAAACTCTTGACCCAGCTACTAAGCAATATGTATTCTGCCCACCATCAGTAATGATACCTAGTGTATTTGCTTACAACGATAGCGTAGCTTATCCTTGGTTTGCTCCAGCTGGTATTAACAGAGGTGGATTAAGTACTGTAATCAGAGCCGCTTCTAAATTATCTCAAACAACTCGTGATAATTTATACCAAGCTAAAGTTAACCCATTAGCTACATTCCCAGGACAAGGTGTTGTAGTATATGGTCAGAAAACACTGCAAACTAAAGCTTCTGCTCTTGATCGTTTAAATGTTCGTCGCTTGTTAATTCAACTTAAGAGACAAATTGGTCAAATTGCTAATACATTAGTATTCCAGCAAAATGATGCTTCAACAAGAAATAGTTTCTTAGCTCAAGTAAATCCATACCTTGAGGGAGTTCAACAACAACAAGGATTGTATGCATTTAAAGTTGTAATGGATGATTCTATTAATAACGCGGCTGTAATTGACAGAAACGAATTAGTAGGTCAGATTTACTTACAACCAACTAAGACTGCTGAATTCATTTACTTGAATTTCAATATTACTCCAACAGGTGCTACTTTTGGATAATAAAAGTTAACTATTTATATATTTATTAACAAATAAAACTAAAAGAAAATGGCAATTATACCTAATAACGATATGTTTTTTACAGCCTTTGAACCCAAACAGGCTAACCGATTTATCCTATATATGGCTGGAGTACCAACATGGATGATCAAAGGAGTAAGCGCAGTAAGCTTAACCCAGGGTGAAGTAATATTAAACCACATTAACATTTTACGTAAAGTAAAAGGTAAATCAGTATGGGGTGATGTTACAATGACACTTCATGATCCAATCTCACCTTCAGGTGCTCAAGTGATTATGGAATGGGTTCGAGCTTCACACGAATCAGTGACTGGTAGAGATGGTTACTCTGATTTCTATAAGAGAGACTTAACTATCAATGCTCTCGGTCCTGTAGGTGATGTGGTAGCAGAATGGGTACTTAAAGGCGCGTTTGTAAAAGATGCTAACTTTGGTGAATATAACTGGGATACTGAAAACACAGCTATAAACATTACAATGACATTAGCAATTGATTACGCGATATTAAACTACTAAAAGTTTAACTTAATATTTAT